CGACGGTTGACGGGAATTCGACGGCCTCCTGCCGCACTTCTTCCCGCACGATTTGAAGCAATTCGCCCAATTGAGGCGGATCGGCTTCGATGATCTGCACGACGCGCTTTTTCGCGCGCTTGAGTGCTGCTTTCTTCTCCCGCTCGATCTGCGAAAGGGTCTTGCGCGCCCATGTGGTGCCAACGCCACCGGATGAGGTTGCTGAGGCCGAAGCGCCACCAGCAACCACGCCGCCAAAAAACTGATTATCGTTGGCGTAAAGCTGCCCTGTGATGGTCTGCGGCGTGTTCGGCTGGCTGATCGAAGCCGCGAAGAACGTATCCGCGTCGGTGTAAAGCGAACCTGCAATTGCATAGCTGGTCGAGACAGTGGCAGCATAAAACGCATCAGCGTCTGAATAGAGTGCGCCTGAGACAGTGTAGGATGCGCTGACGGTCGAGCCATAGAATGCGTTGGCATTGCTGAATAATCCACCAGAAACAGCCTGTTCCGCCGCCGACTCGCTGACAATCTCGAATGCCACCGCACCGAAATTGGCTCCTGAGCCACCACGATTGGACGCTGTTACGGTGGAAGGTGTGAGAACAGTCTGACTGTCACCATAGAACCGAGCGCCACCACCGCCAGACGTACCGTTGTCGCGATCCTCGACCCAAGGCGCTGTCGGCGTCGTCGCGGTGTTCGCGCCCAGCCGCATGAAGCGGGTTACAGCTAGTGAATTGCTCCGCGTCGTAGTGAGAGCAGGCCCGATAATCGCACCGGACGTAACCGCCGCCTGACTGACATTAATGATTGGATCACCTGATCCGAGACTCCCGGTATATGAATCGATTGCCGATGTCAGAAGATTGGTGCTCGTCCTTCCCGCATTCGATACGGTTGGTGCGGTTTCGCCCGCCTCCTTTCGCTTCCACCAGAAGCCGACACGGTTAGTGCCAACATCAAAATCGGCAATCAGGTTCCAGTCGTCAGCACCGGACTTCGTGACTACAAAAGCAGTGTTGGACCCAATGCAGCCTGCCGATAGGATGAGCAGATCGCCAGTCGAGCCGGTTGGAATGACCGGCGCTACGCTTGTAGCCGCCGTGCTCGCCGCTACGTTGGCCCACGCCACCCAAACAGGAGACGACCCAGGCTGCGTAACCGTGGCAGCATAGAAGCTATCCGGGTCGGTGTAGAGCGATCCCGCAATGTTGACGTCGCCACGGCCTACAGTCGCCGCGTAGAATGTGTCTCCATCAGTAAAGAGCGCCCCGGAAATCGTGACCGTGCCGGGAGCAACCGTTGCGGCGTAGAATTGCGCCGAATTGTCGAAACGCGCGCCTGTTATCGCGTATGTTTTGCCAAGCGTAGCGGCATAAAACGTGTCAGCGTCGCTATACAACGCACCGCTGATGTTTACGGTGCCGCGCCCGACTGTAGCGCCATAGAAGCTGTTCGAGTTTGTGAACAGGCTTCCGGTTATCGACTGCCCGCCACCACCACTCGCCACCTTGAAGGCGATGATCATGCCGGAGTGCGATTGCTTGGTGAACGGGAAGCTCGCCCCGGTCGAATATCCTGTAGAGCCGTTCGCCGTTACGTCGCGAGACGCCACGCCGATGCTGTCGCGGGTTCCTGATGCTGAAACCGGCCCCGATGACCGGATATGCGTGAAACTGTTAGTCCAGCCAGTCAGGTCGGCGCTCATGTCGCCGCTGTTATTGGACGAGCCTATGGCCGCGAGTAGAAGTCTGTCGCCCGCTGTTGGCGTGATGCTTGGCGTCGTATAGCTGCCATCACTCGAATTGGTGCACTGCCCCGCCGAAATGTCATAAGGCGCGGCATCTAGCCCGGAAACCTCCAGCAGCACCCATGATGAATTGGTTGCCGAACCGATGGTGTACTGAAACGAGTTCGAGCCACCGGAAGCGACTTTCCACCAGATATAGCCGCCGTGGAACGTCTGCTGTTCCATGCCGGTGGATTGCGTCCAGCCGGTGTTTGGCGTCCCGTTGTAGTCATCCGCCGCGAAACACAGAACGATCAGGTTGCCATTGGTAGGCGTCGAAGGAAACGACGCCGTTACCGTGGCGCTTGTAGATGTTCCCTCCGCTGATTGAACAAGGGTTGCGGCCATGGCTTAGAGCGCGAAGATGCCGCTCGCATTCCATGTAATCGTTATTGAGCCGCCGTTGGGCGTGACTGGCAAGCCAGTCTGACCAGTGTCGATATAGGCCACCAGCCGCCATGTCGTGTTGGCACCAGCGTTCTTGCGATAGATGACGATGGCCTCTGCCGAGTTGCCCGATACCGCGCTGAACGTCACATCGCCACCATCCACGACACCATTCGTCAATGTCGGCGTGGTGATTTCCTGATCGGTCCCAACAATGCCCGAAAGGCTCGAATAGAATTCGTGTGAGGCCGAATAGGTGTAGGTGCCGGTATCGACCAGCGCCACATAAAGGCCCGTCGTTCCTGAGCCAGTGATGGCGCTGTTTGCCGAGGCATTGAGCAGCGCCTCCTTGTATTTCGGATAGATTGCGTTTGCCATTATTGCAGCACCTTTCTGGACCCTGCGGCCTTGCCGGTTTTCGGATCGCGGATAAGTTCATTCGGAGCCATCATGACGCGCTCCATCTGTTCAAAGCGAGCGGATGCTTCCTGCCCTTGCTGGACGATCAGCTGGCCTAGCTGCTCCAGCCCGCGCATGATGACTTCGGTGCCGGATTTCACGGTTTTCTGACCGTCCGGTCCTTCTTCCTCGACGCCGCCGTTCTCCAGCGCCTTGGCGTCGTGGTTCATCTGCATTTCCATGATCTTGAGGTCGTAGGCGTCCTGTAGCTTCTGGCGCTGCAAGGCCATGTCGTCGTCGTGCTTCTGGCGTGCGAGATTGGATTGCTCGCGCGCCTTGGCCATGTCCACCGACTGGTCCTGCTTCAACTGCTGGTTTTCCTGTGTCAGCGTATCAAGCTGCTGCTTGCCCTGCTCAATCTGCTTCTGAATCTCGGGCGGTATCTGACCCGAATTCATCTTCTCCAGCTTCTCGGCAATGTCGTCGGCACCCGGCCAATCGAGGTTCTTGGCAAGCTCTGGAACGATGACCGGCGCGCCCTGCGGATATGCCCTGAGCGCTTCCGTCATGGATGCTGCGGCTTCTTCCCTGCGCGTCGTGAAGCTTGGGCCGGTGGTGACCGTGAGGTCATACTTGCCAGCAGTAAGATCGTGCAGCGCCTCAATGGCCTTGCCCGTCTCGTCAACGACAGGCTGCCCGGTCTTTGGGTCCTGAACCTGATAAGGCGCGTTGATCTGCTTGGCTTCCTGTTTGCCGTCCTCGCCAATCACACGCACAATGCGCTCTGTGTCATACACATGCGGGATGAGGTCGATCAGGATGCGCCCGGTGTGCCTGATGGCGCGGGCCATGTTGTCGATGAAATGGAAGGTGGAGATATCCCCTTCCCGCTGGCGGGCCATGATGGCCTTGCCGCTGGTTTCGTTCGAACGCGCGCCCAATGACGCATCGTACATGCCGACAATGGCCTTGATGTCGTCCGAGGCGTTCAATGCCTCCTGCAAGGCTCCTGCGGCTGGTCCGGTATCGAGCGGTTGACGCTGAGGTGGCACATTGCCAGCAGCCGGAACAGGATCGTACTCAAGGAACGAATGGCTCTGAGTATTGGCCGTCTGCCAGCGGGTAATGTCGCTGTCGAATGCCCCTTTTGGACCAATGAACGGCACTTTGGGAGCAAGCGCTATGAGTTCCGCACCCGTTGTGCGCCAGTAGTTGAATGTCCGCTGTGCATCCTTGGCGTTGTGGATCAGGGAGCGGAAATAGCGCTTACCCTGCACGTCGAACTCGTCGCCATAGACAGGAACGATGGGAATGTAGCGCCCCGGCCAATCCTTGCTTTCGAGGATTTCCGCGCCGGACATGAAATGCTGCGTGACCTTGTGTGATTTGACCTTGCGTTCGCCATGCGGCTGCAACAGGCCCATCTCCAACTGCACAATCAGGTCAGGGTCGGTCTCAAGCTGCTGCTTGCTGTAGACCTGCCCGCCCTGCATGCGAACGATGATGCGGTCTACTTCCTCACGCTTCCAGTATTCAGCGACCAGAACATCGTTTTCAACGCGCCACGGTTCGCCCGCCGATGCCCATCCGGTATCGTCCCAATCGACCTTCGCCTTGTCGCCCCATTGGGCTTCGAACTGGTCCTTGGTCAGCCGATCAACAACGAATGCGGTATTCCAGTCAGATGAATCGGCCTCGGTGGAATTCGGATCGCCGTAGACCGAGAACGGGTTGATGACGCGCTTGATCTGGATATCCATGTCGAAGCTGTCATCGAAGGCATAATCGAGCCCGACACGCCAATAACCGAAGCCCGCAGTTACCGCGCATTCCACGCCGGTATCGTAGGCAACATCAGCCGATGATGTGTATTCGATGTTGCGGATCAGACCGTTGATGACCTCGGCTGTCTCTGGATCAGCCCCGCTATCGGCAGGATGAACCTTGATTGCCGGCTTGTTCTGCCTTGCGTCGTTGACAACCTGGCGAATGAAGGCGGGCAGCTTGTTGATGGTGAGGCACGGACGGCCTTCACGCTCGCGCTGCTTCATGACCGCTTCCGGCCACTGCTCACCGAGACGCGCAAACTTCACGTCGTCAATGGCAGTCTTTCGGTTGTGGTCGGAAGCGTCGGAAGCCTGTTCAAAGGCGTCCTTGGCTTCCTTAAGAAGATCGTTGTCAGCCATTACGCCATCCAGCTTCCAGCGCCGTACGTGACAGCGGGGCGAGGTACAGGTTTTGTCGGCGGCTCGTACGCCACGCACATCAGGCCGAAGGCATCGGCGCCGTGGCTTGACCAATCGTGTTCCGGGCCAAGATCTATGTTGCGCTTGTCATCAATCTTGGCGTGGTACCAGCCGATTGCGTCGATGCCGCCAGAACACTTCGAGAGGTTGAACCAGATCGACGGGAACAGCTTGCGGGCGACTTCAACGCGCTTCATTGCAGCGCCCTTGCCCTGATTGGGAACGGTTCTTACCGAAAACCCTGCGGCCTTGATGTGGTCCTCGAACCGGATTGCGGTAATCGCATCCTCTTTCGCCCCATCATGAGGCAGGACGCATTCAGCGCCGGCGTAGCCATTCGCCCGCAGCCATTCCAGATGCGCCGCCAGCGGTTGCCCGACTGCCTCGTAATAGTCCAGCACCCGGATTTCACGGCCAATGAACTGCGCAATCCATATCGCGGTGGCGTCCCTTACCCCAATGTCCCAAAATGCCTTGAGCGGCATGTTCGGATCGCGGGCTACGTTGCCAACACGACCCTCTTGCCGGGCCACTGTGAGCGCATGCGCATAATAGGCACCGCTCAGCACCGTGGCGTATCCGCCTTCCCAGATATGATCGTACTGGTCTGGCGTCTTGTTCAGGCAGTCTTGCCGTTCCTGCTCGAGCACGCTCGGGAACCACGGATTGTCGGACCAATTTGCCCGAATGACCTTTGCGCCGGTCGGAATGGCATCGCTGCGCAGCATCACATCAACCGCATCAGTCTTGCGCAGTGGGTTCCAACTCCACCACATTTCCGATTGCAGACCGCGCTGCTTGTCTTCCCAGCGGATTGTAGGGCGAACCAGGCCAATCGACCGCAAACTGATGCCGTGGGCTTCCTCACCCCAGAAGCGATGAAAGCCCTCGAACGACTTGATCGAATCCGCTGTGTGATCCTGCAAACCCTGAAAGATCAGCAGCCCATCCTTGGGCGTCTCGATCTTGTCGTTGAAGACCTTGAACCCGTCAGCCTCGCCAAGCCCGAATTTGGCCAGCTTGCTTTCGAGTAGGAACTTCGCGCTGTCCTTGAGCGACTTCTGGATTTCACGAGCACAGATGCCGCGCATGCCCTCACCGGAATCCCCCGGAAAGCGCAAAGCGTCCTCAATCATCAACTCAGCGAAGAAATGGGACTTTCCGGAACCGCGCCCGCCCCATGCGCCTTTATCACGTGCCGGCTCAAGCAGAGGTAGGAATACCTCAGCCGTCTCGATCAGCAGCCCGGACAATGATGCGCTCTATCTTGTGGACGAGGTTGATTGCACCGTCTTCACCCTCGCCTGCTATGAGTTGAGCCGGCTTACCCCAGCCACGATCAAGGATTGCAGTTGCCGCCGATACCTTGGCAGCTGCAGGGGCCTTGCCGTTTTCCATGACGCTGACGAGCGTGGCGATTGCGTTTTCTGTCTGTGCTTGGGCAAGCTCACGGACGCGAGCATCGAGCTTCGGCCTTCCGCCAGGATTGCCGCTCTTGCCCTTTTCGAAGGGAACACCAACCATGCTGTTAATCCGCTGTTCTCAGCGACGGGATGGCCATTCCGGCCAATCCTTGCCCATTGCCACACCAAGACAGGCGGCCAACTCAGCGTATCGCTTCTTGCCGATGCCCGGCACCAGCATCAGATTGCCATTACGTCCCATTCTTTCAATCTGTTCTAGATCAACAACTCCAAACGCCTTGAGGTAGTTTGATGTTACCACCGTGATAGGAAACCAATTGATGCCCTTGCGGTCCTCATCCTTTGGTAAAGGTGGGAGGATAGGCCTTCCGCGCTCAG